GACCAAGAAGAGAATGACCGCCTGTTCCTCGGCGCGACCGTTACTGATCTGGCCAAGCTGTTCGGCGGGTCGCAGAACGACGTGTTGAAGAAGATCGGCGGTCGCGTTCGCCCGGCCACCCCGCCGGGCGTCAAACCGATTCGTTACCGCGTCCGGGAGGCAGCGCCCTACCTGGTAGAACACACCCTGGACGCGGAGATGACCGAGGCAATCATCAAGCGCATGTCGCCGGAGAAGCTGCCCGCTAAGCTGAGCGACGTCTTCTGGAAAGGCCAGAAAGCACGCCTGGACTACCAGGAGCGGCAGGGCGAGTTGTGGAAGACCGAGCGGGTGGTGGAGATCCTGGCCGAGGCGTTCAAGCCGGCGGCGATCACCATCAAGATGTTCCGCGATACCGTCGGCCAGATGACCGAGCTCACCGCCGAACAGCGCGAGATCCTGCAGGAGCTCTCCGACGGCCTGCTGCGCGATCTGCAGGGCTCTCTCGTGGAGAAGTTCGCTGACTACCAGCCGGCCGACGACGAGCACGGCATGCCGATCAGTGACGCGGAAGGCGACGGCACGGTGACCGTCCGTCTGGACTTGGGCGACGAAGAGGAAGAAGACGATGGCCTCGGCGACTGAAGCAACTCTTGGCGCGCTCGTGGTGGTAGCGGCGAGCGTATTCCAGCCGCCCGAACGACTCGATGTCGCTGAGGCGGCAGCGAAGTACGTCTACCTGAAAAACCCTCCGGCGTATCAGGGCTACTACAAGCCCGAGAAGACGCCGTACATGATCGAACCGCAGAACATGACTCAGAGCCAGGACCACACGGCTCTGATTTTCGTTGGGCCGTCGCAGACGGGCAAGACGGAAGCGATCATCCTCAACGTGTGGGCCTATCACGTTAAGTGCAATCCGCTCGACATGCTGCTGTACTGCCCGAGCCAGTCTGCAGCGCGCGACTTCGTGAAGCGCCGTATCGACCGTCTGCACCGCAACTCGAAAGACATCGGCTCGGAAATGCCGAAGGGCCAGCACGCCGACAACACGCACGACAAGACCTACCGCACCGGCATCATCGGTTCGATCTTGTGGCCGTCGATCAACGAGCTGTCGTCTAAGCCGGCCCCGGTGGTGATGTTCACCGAGTACGACCGCATGCCCGACGACATCGAAGGGGAGGGCTCGCCCTTCACCCTGGGTAAGAAGCGCACCACCACGTTCCGCAACATGGCGATGACCATCGTCGATTCGTCGCCGGCCCGGCCGATCACCGACCCGCGCAAGAAGCTGGAGGGCCACGAGGCCCCGCCATGCACCGGTATCCTGGGTTTGTACAACGAAGGCGATCGTCGCCGTTGGTACTGGCCCTGCCCGAGCGAGGACTGCGGTGAGTTCTTCGAGCCGCACTTCGGTTTGCTGATGTACCAGACCGAGGTCGAAGACCCCGAAACGGACAACGCGCGTCAGCTCACGTACGCCGAAGTCGTCAAGACGGTCTACATGCGCTGCCCGCATTGCGGCGTGCGCATCGAGCACGACAAGAAGCGCGGCATGAACCTGAAAGGCGTGTGGCTCCGCGAAGGCGAGAAGATCACCGCGTCCGGACGCCGCTATGGCAACCCGCGCGAGAGCGATTCGATCAGCTACTGGCTGCGCGGCCCTGCAGCGACCTTCATCACCTGGTCCGAGATGGTCGTCAAGTACGTCAAGGCGCTGCGCAAGTTCGAGCAGACGGGCGACGACAACGACCTGAAAGCCACGGTCAACACCGACCAAGGCGAGCCGTACTCCGCGAAGGAAGACTCTGGCGATCGACTGCCGGAAGACATCATGGATAACGCGGTGGCGCGCAAGCCGAAGCACGTGCCGCCGGAAGTGCGTGCGCTGATGGCCACCGTCGACGTGCAGAAGAACCGTTTCGAGGTTCAGGTGATGGGCGTCATGCCCGGCTCGCCGTATCGCATCGCGGTGATCGACCGGTTCCCGATCGTGAAGTCCGAACGCCTGGACGCCGACGGCGACAAGCTGTGGGTCAAGCCAGCCACTCACCTGGAAGATTGGGACGTGATCGAAGACCAGGTGATGAGCAAGAAGTACCCGCTCGAAGGCGGCGGTGGCGAGATGGCGGTCTGCCTGACGTTCTGCGACTCCGGCGGTAAGGAAGGCGTGACCACCAACGCCTACAACTACTGGCGCAAGCTGCGCGACGAAGGCAAGCATGGGCGCTTCCAGTTGGTGAAGGGCGAGCCCAACGTGCACGCACCGCGCGTGCGCCTCGGCTACCCCGACTCGGTGCGCAAGGACCGACACGCAAACGCACGCGGCGAAGTGCCGGTGCTCTTCATCAACACGAACATGATGAAAGACTACGTGGACGCCATGCTCGATGTGCAGAAGGACGAGATCGGCAACGTGGTGTCTGCAGCGAAGGTCGAGTTCCCCGACTGGCTGGACATCAGTTTCTACGAGCAGCTGACCGCCGAGATCCGGAAGAACGGGAAGTGGGAGAAGATCTCCGGCCGCGCAAATGAGTCCTTCGATCTGCTGTGCTACTTCGCCGCCGGCCTGGCCGCCCGCAACATCGACCACGTCGACTGGACAGCTCCCCCCAAGTGGTTGCAGCCCTGGGACAGCAATCCGGCGGTCAAGCTGACCAGCCAAGCAAAAACGGGCTCGGTTGACAAGACCCCCGGCTCCCCGCCATCTTTCGCCTCACTCGCTGCTGACCTGGCCTGACCATGACCTGTTGCCAAACCCTAACCCCCGAAGAACTCGCAGCGCTGAAGGCCCGCATCGCCAAGCTCGAAGAGGTGTACGACACGCTGATGGCCGGCGGCGCTGTCGCGTCCTTCACCGATCAGAACGGCGAGCGTGTTGAGTACCGCGCAGCGAACCGCACCGCGCTCTTCGCTTACATCAACACGCTTCGCATCCGCGCCGGCATGCCGGTTCTCTGCGGCGTAGTTGGCCGCCCGATTGGATTCATCCTATGACCGATAAAGCCCTCGCAGTGAGCGAGCCGAACGTACGCCGAGGTGGGAGCCTCGGCGTTACCGTAGACGGCGTCCCGCTCGAAAAGTCGGCCGGCCTCGGCGGTGGTGCCTACGAAGGCTCCGACCGACTGAGCCGCGACCTGGCCTCCTGGCAACCCCGCATGCTGTCCGCCGACGCGTCGATCAACGACGGCCGCGCCAAGCTGACGATGGACGCACGCGGTCGTGACCTGACGCGCAACAGCGGCCCCATCCTGGGAGCGAGCTACGTCCACAAGGACTCGATCGTCGGCTCGCAGTACCGCCTCAACCTGAGCCCTGCGTACGACACCTTGCGTCGGCTCAACCCCGGCCTGAAGTTCGACGAGGTGTGGGCCGAAGAATTTCAGCAGGAAGTCGAAGAGCTGTTCCACCTGTACGCCGAGTCGATCGACAACTGGATCGACGTGCAGCGCTCGATGTCCTTCACCAGCCTGATCCGCATGGGCGTCGGCTGCTACTTCGCTGGGGGCGAGGTGCTTGCCACGTGCAACTGGATGAAGGGCTCGGGCCGGCCGTTCTCCACCGCCTTCCAGCTGATCGACTGCGATCGCCTGAGCAACCCGTACGACATGCAGGACACGAAGTTCATGCGTCGCGGTGTAGAGCTCAACCGCGACGGCGCGCCGGTCGCCTGCCACATCCGCGAGGGCTACCCGAACGACACGATGCGCGGCGGCACTGACTCGTTCCGTTGGGGCCGTCGGCCGATCTACAAGCAGTGGGGCCGCATGCACACGATCCTGCTGCGCAATATGCAGCGGCCGGAGCAGACGCGCGGTGTGGCCGACATGGTGGCCGTGCTGAAAGAGACGCGGATGGCCAACCGCTTCCACGACACCACCCTGGCCAACGCTATCGCCAACGCGAGTTTCGCTG